GCGAAGCGTATTTCCATCCCGCGTGAAAAACTGTGAGAGGATGACCGCATGGGCAGCCATTCACGGCAAAAGGGCAAGGCAGGCGAGCGCGAAGCAGCCGCAGTTCTCCAGCAGCATTGGAACGCCACCGAGGCGCGCCGAGCGCAGCAGTTTTGTGGTGCCGCCGGTGATGCCGATCTACTGGGCCTGCCTGGACTGCATTGCGAAGTGAAGCGGTACGCGGCCATCGGTGCGCTGAAGTTTCTTGAGCAAGCCGAGCGCGATGCAACGCCGGGAACCGTCCCATTTGTGATCATGCGCCAGGACGGGGACACCGAGTGGGCGGTGATGCTGCGCCCCAGCGATGCGCCGGAGTTCGCGCGCCGCGTGCTGGCGATGATTGCCGAGCGCCCGCCCATGAACGCGGAGCCGGAGCCGTGAGAGTTGCGGCGATTAGCTGCACGCATTCGCCGCACACCCCAATGGCCACGCACCATTGGTTACTCAAGACTCTTGCCGATCTGAAGGGCATCACGCACTTCATCCACCTTGGTGATGTGTTCGAAGCCAGCGCAGCGAGCGTTCACCCCGACGAGGCCGGGCATTCGCTGCTAGACGAGTACAGGCACGCGGCCGCGTTCCTGAAATCGATCCGCGAGGTGTTGCCGCGCAAGGCGCGTTGCCACATCACCGAGGGAAACCACGATGACAACCTACGGAGCCAAGACCCCCGCCGCATCCCGCGTGCGTTGCGGGCTGTAGCCGATTTCATGCACGCGGAACCGTTCGCAACCGAAGCGAAGCGGTGGCATTGGACACCGTACAGGAAAGACCGCCGCGGGTGCCTTGAGCTTGGCCCCATCGTGGCTACCCATGGTTTCGATGTGGGGCAGAACTCCGACGAACTAGAGGCGCTGCAATTCTTCAACGCCACCGGCGGAGCGCCACACCGGCTGTTCATCCGCGGGCATACCCACCGCCCAGTTGCGCCAACCCAATGCAGGCGCACCCGATCCATCCCGCTCCCCTACTGGTACGCGAACGCGGGCACCTGTGGCCCGCTTCAGCCTGGGTGGATGTCGCGCCGCGATACATCGCAATGGGGCAGCGCGATCATCGTGATCGATGTGGGCGAGCCGATGAGCCGCCGCCGTGGTCGAAACTGGGAAGCGCGGCTAGAGGTGATGCCGTGAAGGGCGATGAGTTCCGCACCCGCATCGCTGGCCGGGTTTGGCGTGTCCGGTTTGAGCCTGCGCGCGTGATGGGAACCGATTGGGGCCGCTGCTGGCTACCTGCTGGCCGCCACCCGCTTATCCAAGTCCGGCGCGCCCTGCGCGGCCAGCGGGCGTTAGATGTGCTGGTGCATGAGTGCCTACACGCTGCACGGCCGGAGCTGGATGAGGCGGCCGTAGAAGCCACGGCGAGCGCCATAGCGCGCGCCCTGTGGCGAGCGGGCTACCGCAAGGTGGATGCGTGACCGAGCCGCGCCGCTTCCCGCCCCGCCTGCGGATCAACGCGGGCAAGGCAGCCGCGCCGCGCGCCTGGGTGAATGCCCAGCAGCGCCACGATGAGAAGCGCGGCACGGCCGCCCAGCGTGGCTATGGCGCAGCGTGGCGCAAGCTGCGGCTGGTGATCCTGAACGCTGAACCCCTGTGCCGCTATTGCCTGGCGCGGGGCGTGCCTGTGCCTGCGGTGGAGGTTGACCACATCCTGCCCTTGCGCGATGGCGGGAACAACGCGCGCGAGAACCTGCAACCGTTGTGTGGCGAGTGCCATGATCGAAAGACCATGCGCGACCTGATCGCGCGTAAGAAACTGGGCTAGAGTTTTCTTTCAGGAAGTCGAAAAAGTGGCGTTTGCGTATCAGAAACGCCACAAATGGCGATTTTACGCTATAAACGGCATGGCGATTTCAGGCTGAAAACAGGGAAAGTGGCGTTTTTAGCCTAATAAAGCCGTTTTGGACGCGCGTTTTAGGTTTCCGGGGAATCGCAAAAGTGGCGTTTTTGGCCTAGAAACGCCATAAGTGGCGTTTTTGGCCTGAAAACGGCATGGCGATTTTGACCTGAAAAGGCAGAAAGTGCCGTTTTTACGCTAAAAACGCCACTTTTAGGGTAGGGGGGGTGCGTTTTTGAGGGGAAAAGGGGGTAGGACCAATGTTGGGATCGTCGCTCACGCGGCCAATAGTGCGTTATTGGGGGTGCTACGGGCCAGCCAGCCGCATTCCAAGCATGAAAATGTGCCCCCGTAGCCTTTTCGTCATTAGGATGGCTGTGGGGCAATCGTAGCGATGCAGTCCCATAGTAATTACCCGGCAAAAACATGGCAAATCGAATGGGCCCAAGGCCCACACCCACTCACATCCTGAAACTTCGGGGCTCCGAGTTGGCCGCCCAGCGGGATGCGGAACCCGTGGGCAACACCGATGGAACGCCAACCATGTTCCCGCAGGTGATGGCGTGCGATATCGCGCGGAAGTATTTCGACCGGCTGGTGGATGACCTTCGCGGGTTGGGGCTGTACGCGGCCGAGGACTATGTGAGCCACAACCATTACGCCCTGGCAGCTGCCGAGTGGGAGAAGGCCGCAGCCATTGTGGAAACCGGCGGGCTCATTACCGATTCACCGCAGGGCAGGTATCAGAATCCAGCCATCAAGGTGCGCGATGCAGCGCGCGCCGAGGTTGCGCGGCTGTGCCGCGAGTTCGGGCTATCCCCCGCCAGCCGCGTGGGCCTGCAATCATCAAAGAAAAAGGGCAATGCCGCGAGCGCCATCGAAAGCATCCTCAAAGCGAAGACCGCCTAAAGCCGCAACTATTGCGGGTTTTAGCGCGGCCAAGACTGCGAGCAAGGGAGATTGGTTCGATGAACGCGAATGGGAACGCATCCGCGCTTTCTTCGGCGCGCTGACGCATCAAAAAGGCACCTTCGCTGGCCAACCGTTTGCCCTGTTGCCCTGGCAGGAAGACTTCCTAGCCACCTTGTTGTGCTGGAAGCGCGCCGATGGGCGGCGCAGGTTCACCACCTGCTATGCGGAAATACCACGCAAAAATGGGAAAACGACATTGATGAGCGCGGTGTGTCTGTGGATGCTGCTGTGTGATTCCGAACCGGGCGCAGAGGTTTACTGCTGCGCCTCAAGCCGCGACCAAGCTGCGGTGTGTGGCGATAGCGCGCGGCAGATGATTCAGGCAAACGCCACACTTGCGGGCTTGGTGGATGTGTTCCGGAATACGATCACTTACGGGAACAGCAAGCTTGAGATTCTGTCCAGCGATTCAGGGACCAAGCACGGCAAGAATCCGTCATGCATCGTGTTTGATGAGTTGCACACCTACGATGCGAACGGGCGCGACCTGTACGACGCGATGGTGAGCGGACAAGGCGCGCGCAGCCAACCGCTGAACCTGTCCATCACCACCGCGGGTTCAGATCGGAACAGCCTGTGCTTTGAGTTGCACCAATACGCGGAGAAGGTGCGCGACGGGTTGGTGCAGGATTCCAAGTTCCTGCCCGTGCTGTTCGGCGCGCCGGTTGACGCGGATTGGACAAGCCCGAAGGTGTGGAAGCAAGCGAACCCCAGCCTGGGCGTAACGATCAGCGAAGAGTTCCTAGCGACCGAGTGCGCGAAGGCGAAGGAACTACCCGCCTACCAAAACACCTTCCGCACCCTGTACCTGAATCAATGGGTGGAGAGCAAGCGCGCGTGGATCGGGTTTGATACTTGGGCCGCGTGCGCGGCGAAGGGAATCACCGAGGAAGCGTTAGCCGGGCGCGAGTGCTGGGCCGGGCTTGACCTGTCCACCACCACCGATCTAACCAGCCTTTCGCTGGTGTTCCCTTCGGATGATGGCTACATGGATGTGCTGTCCTACTCATGGTGCCCGGAAGAAGGAATCAAGCGCCGCAGCCGGTTGGATCGCGCGCCATATCAAGTGTGGGCCGATCAAGGGTGGTTGCGGCCCACGCCAGGCGCGGTGGTGGACTATGACCATGTGGCCGAGTTCATAAGGCAACTTTGCAAGCGGTTTGATGTGAAGCGCGTTGCATTCGATCCGTGGGGTGCAACGCAACTAGCAACCGGGCTGCTGCGCGAAGGCGTGCCGATGGTGGAAGTGCGTCAAGGCTTCCGGTCACTTTCGGAACCGTCGAAGAAACTGGAAGCCTTGGTGCTATCCAAAAAACTGCGGCATCCTGACAATCCGCTGATAAATTGGGCGGTGAGCAATACGGTCATTGACCAAGATGCTGCCGGGAACATCAAGGCCAGCAAAGAGGCAAGCACCGAGCGCATCGACCCGGTAGCGGCGTTGATCAGCGCGCTAGCGGGTTGGATGTTTCAGGGTGAGGAACACATGGGGCCCAGCGTTTACGAAACCAAGGGAATCGAATGGCTCTAATCGACATTCTCCGCCGCTACTTGGGGCCACAGCCGCCGCGCAGCGAGTACGAAGACAACACACCCATTGGGCAACCCGTTTCGGGTGCGGTGCAGTCCTATGTGTCTTCCTATTCGTTCACCGGGTCGAACATCAACCCGCTTACCGCGATGGAGTCCCCAAGCGTGTACGCGTGCGTTCGCCTGATCGCGTCGAGCATTGCGAAGCTGGAGTGGCAGATTTTGCGCGAGACTCCGGAAGGCAAGGTGGTTGAACCAAACCACCCGCTAGCGAACCTGCTGAATGTGGAGCCGAATGAGGACACCAGCGCGCTGGTGTTCCGTGAAACGCTGCTAACCAATGCGCTGCTGACCGGAAACGGATACGCGTACATACAGCGCGATGCATCCGGGATGCCCGTTTCGCTTGAACTGCTGCGGCCTGACATGGTGCAGATGATGCGCGACGGTGCGAACCAGCCCTACATTCAGGTTTACACGGGCAACTACACCGGGAAGGATGCCGAGAAAAAGGCACGCCGCTTCCGCCCCTACGATGTGTTTCACCTGTGCGGCGCGTCATTTGAGGGGCTGCTGGGCATCGCTCCAATCCACCTGATGCGCGAAACCATCGGGCTGGAACTGATCGTGCAGGAGTTCGTTACCAAGTATTGGGCCAACAATGCGGTTCCATCCGGCACGCTATCCCTGCCCGGCAAACTGTCCCCCGAAGCATCGCAGCGATTGCGCGAAGCCTGGCAGAAGGCCCACAACGCGCGCAACGCGGGCCGCGTGGCGGTGCTTGAGGATGGAATGTCGTACCAGCCGATGGCATCGACGATGAAGGATGCCGATTTGGTAGCCATCCGCGAGTTCTGCCGCCAGCAGATTGCGGCGGCGTTTGGCGTGCCTGCGGCGCGCATTGGCTCCACCGAGGCGCAGAGCTACGCAAGCGCCGAAAGCGGTGATGCCCATCTAGTCAAGCACACACTTAGCAGCTGGGCCACCCGCCTTGAGCAAGAGGCCAGCCGCAAACTGATCGTGCGAGGTGCGCCATACTGCACACGGATTTCATTTGATTCGATGCTGCGCGCAGAGATGGCGGTGAGGTTCAGCGCCTACAACACGGCGATCATGTCCGGGCTGATGAGTCCGAACGAATGCCGCGCGCGTGAAGGTTTGCCAGCGGTTGCAGGCGGCGAGTCCATCCGCCTGCCGCTGAACACGGCCGCGCCGGAGCCCGCCGCTGGTGGCGTGCCCCCGGCCGAGCCTGTGTCCG